TTTATCGCACATATAAGAAGTGGGTAGAAAGCCCTTTCCCTCACGCGCGCGCCCGCGCGACCCCCATTTTTACACCCATTAATGCAAAACCTCGGTTACGTCGGTAACTCGGTAACATTCGACCCGTCCGAATTTTGATGATATCGCCCGACCGTGGATATCATCACCGCCACCGTGCCCGATGAAGCGCCCTCTCTTGATGAGGAGTGTGTATCGGGCGCCTTTTCCGGTCTGTCGGAACTGCAAAGGGACTTTGCCCGCCATTTCGTGCTGACGGGCGGAAAACCGGGCCGCTCTGCGATCCTCGCAGGCTACAGCGCCAAGAGCGCGCACATCAGCGCGCACCGGAATCTGTGCAACCGCAAGGTGCTGGCGGCGATCAAGCGGCTGGCCGTGGCGAATGTAGAGGCTGCGCTGCCGGTCGCGATCCGCACCCTGCTCGATGTCTGCATGAATTCGAGCGATGATCGTGCCCGCGTGAGCGCAGCGAGCAAGCTGTTGGAGCTGGGTGGCATGGTCAAGGCAGGCGGACCCACCGTGAATGTCCAAGTCAACGTGAATGGGCAGCAGGTGAACCAGCTGAAAGAGGAGATATGGTCGGCTCGCAGCGCGCGATTGTCCGACATTGATGGTACAATGTCGGACTTTTCACCGCAGATCGAAGGCCGCGCACTCCCGACGCTCGAAGCCCCGACCGAAGACGGGGTGGGGGGGGTGCAACCCGCAGGGTCCCATGCGGGTACCCATGCCTATACCTCCCTATCCCAGCGGGTGCTGCCACAGAACGACGGAGACGACGCAGATGGCTGACGACGAAATCGTTAATCTCGACCAATCGATCGGTGATATCCGAACGCTCGCGCGTGAAGGCGAGGCTACGGAGGCAGGGATGGACGAGCGGGAGCGCATGCTGGTCGAGAAGAAATTCGCGGACATGGATACGGAAGCGCGGTTCGGCATCGACATGAGCAAGGTCGGTTTCATCGACACGATGCAGCTGGCCGAGATGGTCTATATGGCGGGGAGATGTCTCGACCGGCCATTCCGCGGCGAAGTGCGGCCCAGCTGGCAGGACACGACCGACGAGGAGCAGGAGCAAGTCCGAAGAGAGGTCGAGCGCTATTTGGTGGAACGCCTCATGGCCACGCCGGAGGATTTGTACCAGCTAGCGATCATTCAGCTTACCGCTGCGATGGTCGACGCGCTCCGACCTTTCACGAAGGTGCCGTGATGCCCCGGTTGTATGTCGACCTGGACGGAGTGCTTTGCGACTTCGAGGCTGGCGCGGAGCGAGCGCTCGGCGTTCCTTGCGCGCTGTACCGAGATCTGCATGGCGAAAGGGCGATGTGGCAACGCCTCGCCCGGACGCCGGGCTATTACGAACACCTGGACTGGATGGCCGGCGGCCGCGATCTTTGGGACGGCCTGCGCCAGATCGACAACAGGCCGATCGTGCTGACCGGCCTTCCTCTCGGCAATTGGGCTGAAGTCCAAAAGCGTACCTGGTGCGCGCGCGAGCTCGGGCCCGGCGTGCCGGTCATTTGCTGCCTGTCCAGGGACAAACCCGCCTACTGCTCGGAGGGTGACGTTCTGATCGATGATCGCGAGGAAGCGCGATCGCGCTGGGAAGGCGCCGGCGGAGTGTTCGTCCATCACACGGATGTTTCGGCCTCGATCGCGGCGATCGAGCAAATCTATCATATGCGGACCGAGGTCGGCCGGGCCCAGCAAAGGGCACTCAATGCGGGTCTATCGTGAGAGCCCGACCAAGCGCCTCGCGGCCATTGCCGACAAGCAAGGGTGGCGCTTGGCGTGGCGCACCGAGTCCTGGACGGCTTTCGGCTCGCTGAATCTCCGGGTGCTGGACATCTTCAAGGGCGACAAGCGGATCGGCGGCGGATCCTGCACGTTCCATCCTCCGGACCATCCGAATTATTCCGCTTCTGAAAATGTAGCTTCGATGATAATTGAGGGTCTCGAAACGAGCCGGGGGGCCCAGCATGGCAACGATCCATTTCTCAGCGCTGCGGGCGCTGCCAGTCGACAGGAACGGCAATGTCGTCCCGGTGATTCCGGGGATCGACGAGGCGCCTTACACGGACACATCGTTCGCCACGTCTGAGACCTGGACGCCGACGAAGGCCCCGAAATTCTTCCGCATGGCGAACGACGTAGCTGTCTATATTGACCGTTCTGGCGGCGCCGCGGCGACGACTGCAGATGAGTGGTTCCCTGCCGGCGAGCGTGTGCTCGAGCTGCCTCAAGGCGTCACGGCCGTCCAGTATATCGCGGCCTAGCCAATGACCGTCATGCCTTGGGGCCTGGGCCTCTCCGGCACGCTGGGAAAGCTAGGTCAGGATGGTGGCGGGCGAAGTTGGGCTCTGGCCGATCTTGGCGCGTCGCTCCTCGCCTGCTGGGATGCCGAGCGGGCCGACACCCTCACGCTGGCAGGTAGCCTCGTCAGTTCGTGGGCGGACACAGTCGGCGGTCTGGCCGCTGCTCAGGCCTCTACGAGCTTCAAGCCGGCCTATTCCACGACCAGTTTCAATGGCCGACCGGGCATCACTTTCGACGGCACCGACGATTTTCTCGTCAACGTAGCGTTGGCGGCCAATGCTTTGCCAACCGGGGCCAACCCGAGTGAAATATGGGTGCTTTGCAATCATACGCTAGCAGCGGCGGTCGCCGGCAACGGTACTATATTTTTGTACGGTTCGTCGGGAAGTAATAACCGGCGGACTGTTCGTAGAATTGTTGGAGCGGGTACAGTAAATCGTGCCCAGGCCAACGTCGGAACCGGCGGCGGTGCGACCGCAATTTCGGACACAGTCGGCGATTTCAGCGGCTATCATGTTCTGGTCTCTAAGACCGATGCGGTGAATTCGGATATTGCATTGGAGGCAAATGCTCCGGTCTCAGGCGCCGTCGTGCCGAACACGCTTAATTCAGCTATCGCCATCGGGGCGGTCACCGGGGGCACCGGCGTCTTTACAGGTTCAATAAACAAGATCCTCGTGACTGCGCCGCTCGACAGCGGCCAGCGGGCTCAGCTGCTCGCCTACCTTAAATCCATCGGAGGAATTGCCTGATGTCACTCGTTGTTCTTTTCCCGGTCGGCAAGGAAGATTCTGCCGATGCCTATTGCGATTTCTGCGACCTCAACAATCCCGACACAGAGGCGACAGAATGGTACCCGCGCACCCGCGTTGACGTTCATGGGCAGCGCGTCGTTGGCTACCTCGGGCCCGGGGGCCTCATCTGGAACGGCGAGCCGTTTCCCGAGCCGGATGGCGGCGAAGCGGTGCGAGTCGACGGGGTGCTATCCAGCACGGTCGACTGGCCGGACGAAGGTTGACAATTCGGACTATCCGAATTTTCCGCTCCGTGATATTTGACCGGGTTTCCGAGGGTATGCGGGGATCGGTCGGTTGGGGCGAAATGAGTGATGACGTCCGCCGCAATGTCGCCGGACTTCATCCGGTTCATCATCGAGACTTACAAGGACGATTGCTACGGCTATCGGCGCGACATCCTTGGCCGTGAGCACGCCGATTGGCAGAAAGCGGTCGGCGAGAGCGTCCAGGTCAACAAGCGGACTGCCGTCGCGGCCGGGCACGGCATCGGCAAGACCGGTTTCGGCGCGGATCTGATCCACTGGTTCATCGCTACTCGGCCACATCCAGCGATCGTCGCGACTGCCAACACTGAGAACCAGCTTCGCAACAAGCTGTGGCGCGAGCTCGCGAAGGTCAACTCGCAGGCGAAGAACAAAGAATGGTTCGAGTGGAAGACCTCAACCTTCACCATGTTCAACGATCCGACGCAGCAGGCGCACGCGATCGCGTGGTCCGAGGACAACCCGGAGGCCTTCGCCGGCACGCACGAAACGCATGTGCTCGGACTTTTTGATGAGGCCTCCGCGATCGCGCGCGTGATTTTCAATACCTTCGGCGGCGCAATGTCCACCGCTGGCGCGAGGTGGGTCCTGCTCGGTAACTCGACACGTAACGAGGGCTATTTCTTCGATGCCTGCCACGGCAAATTGAAATCGCGCAAACCTGGCGACACCACCCGGGGCCTCTGGAATTCATTCATTGTTCCGTCGACCGATTCACCCTTTGTCGATCAAGCCTGGGTCGAGGAAATGAAGCACACGCTGGGGGAGGAATCGGACGAGTATCGCGTCCGCGTTCTTGGCCTGCCTCCGCGCTTCGATGCGGAGCAGTTCATTCCTCAGCATTGGGTTCTGCAGGCAATGGACCGTCAGGTCGCGATGTACGATCGCTGGCCGCTGCTGCTGGGCTGCGACGTCGGCCGCGGCGATCGCAGCGTCATCGTGCCGCGCCGCGGCCGCAAGGTGCTCGACAACGTGCGAATCCTGAAAGGCGAGCGGACGACCGATTTCGCGCGCCGGATCGCGGATGAAATCCGGTTCTATCGCGAGGACATGGGACTCGAGGGCCAGGCGATCATCGAGGAGCTCGGCATGGGCGTTGGCGTCGTCGAGCTGCTCCAGGACATGGGCTACAGCGAGAACGTTTGGGGCGTGAACACTGGCAACTCGCCGTTCGGCGAAGGCGGCAAGGACCTCTACCTCAATCTGCGATGTCAGATGTACGGCGAGCTGAAGGAGTGGCTCGAGGGCAATGTCGAGCTGCCCAATGTGCCGGAGCTGACCGACGACCTGACCGTCATCAAGCGAAAGCCCAGCGGGGGTAACGGCGTGCTGCGGCTTGAGACGAAGGACGAAATGCGCCGGCGCGGCGTAAAATCACCGGACGTCGGCGACGCGCTCGCATTGACGTTCGCTGTGCCCTTTGACCTGCTGCCCGAGAAAAAGGACGCTTGGTCAGACCGTTGGCGCAGGGACAGTGAGTACGGCGGGGGATCGTCGCACACATGGGCGAGCGCATAATGGTCGGGGGCGACATGACATTCACGGGCTCACTGCCGCCTGCTGAGGGCGCAATCACTGAGGGCATGGCGGGCGGTGTTGACCAGGAGACAATCCTGCCGTTTGCGCGCGACGACGCGGGCCTGCTGAAATTCATTTCGCAGTGCTTCAAGGAAGCGGCCTTCGCGAAGAAGGAGACGGTGCTCAAGCGCAAAGAGGAGTGGAACGTCCTCGCCAACCGGCAATGGGCGGAGCCCGATCGCCAACGCCTTGAGCGTCAAAAGCGGCCCGTCCTGACGATCAACCTGGTCCAGACCATCATCGCCGCGGTTGAGGGCGAGGAGCGCACGAATCGCCAGGAAATGAAAGTCTATGGCGAAGGGAACGAGGACGACGGCGACGCCTATTGCTGGAACCGAATTATCAAGTGGATCATGGATCAGTGCAGCGGCGAATTCTCGCTCTCGCGCCAGTTCCGGTCCGAAGTAGCTGTCGGCGAAGGGTGGGTCGTTCCGGAAGTCGATTATTTCGATGACCCCGAGGGCAAGATCAAGGTCGTGTTCGTCGACGACGACGAAATGTACGACGACCCCTTGGCGACCGATCCGACGTCGGCCGATTCGCGCTACATGCTGCGCGTCCGGATGATGACTGAGCAGGAGGGCGAAGCGCGCTGGCCAGGGTTCGGCAAGGAAATCCGGCAGAACGCGGCGGCCGGGGACTTCGCTGCGCCGGAGACGGATAGCAAGGGCTTTCCCGATATCTATTCGACACCGTCGGACACCAGCTCGCCGAAACTCTACGATTCGAAGAACAAGCTTTGGGCCGTTACCGAAATTTGGTGGCACCAGATCGAGCCCGGCTGGGTCGTTGTCGACGAGTCGACGGGCCTGCTCGAGGAAATGGACGAGCAGGAATTCCAAGCCAAAAAGCTTGAGCGCGCCGGCGAACAGAAAGGCGTGCTCGACCGTCTGCTTTCGGGCCAGCGGCAAGTCGTCCAGCCCGCACAGTTCGATCCGGTCACCGGCGCGACGATCGCGCCGCCCGTCTTTGAGACGATGCCGCCGCCCCTGCAGGCGAGCAAGCGTCCTATCCGGCGGTTCTACCAGGCATTTTCGACGTTCCAGACGCTGCTCGAACGCAAGCCGTGCCCGGTCAAGCGGCTGCGCCGATTCCCCTACGTCCCGGCGCGCGCGCTTTGGGATAAGGAAAAGCGGTCATGGTACGGGCTGCTTCGCCTCATTTGCGACATGCAGCGCCAGCACAACATCGAGCAATCGACGATGGTCCAGTGGGTCCAGTCGATGGTCAAACAAAGTTGGATGGGCCCGAAAGGCTCATTCGCGAACAAACAGGAATGGCAGGAGAAGGCCGCCTCGCTCGGGCAGATGCTCGAGTACAATCCGCAACGTGGGAAGCCGGAGCAAATCGAGGCCCAGCCGATCCCGCGGCATCTGGTCGATATGGCCAGTTCGAGGCCCCAGCAGATGCGCGATATCTGCGGCGTCAACGTCGAGCTTATGGGGCAGCGGCAAGGGTCGGACCCCGGCGTGGTGCTGGAGCAGCGCCAACATGCCGCAAAGACCGTCCTGGCTCCGCTGTTCGACAACTTCCGCATGTCGAAGAAGGCGCTTGGGGCGGTGCTCATCGCCTATTGCCAAACGTACATCACGGTTGGTCGTCAAATCCGCGTCCTGGGCGAAGATGGGAAGCGATATCCGACCTTCACTCAGAACATGGCGGATCTGCGCTACGACATCACGGTCGAGGAGACGAACAGCACGGTCAACGACCGGATCGCGACGCTCAACTTGATGCAGACCACGATCCCGATGCTGGTCAAGACCGGCGCGCCGATTCCGCCGTCGATCGTCGACCTGGTTCCCATGCCACCGCACATCCGCGACGAGTGGAAATTGATGATCGAGTGGCAGCTCGCGAAAACAGGCCAGGTCCCGCCGCCCGGTTGGAAGCCGGGTCAAGCCATCCCGCCACCGCCAGGCATGGCGCTACCACCACCGCAAGCGGCGCCGGCCGCGTAAAGGGAACGTCCGATGATTATTGATGATGGTGAATTGACCCCGGACGAGGAGGCCGCGCTCGCTGCCTTCGACGAAGCTGGGAAAACCGTGACCGATTTCGAGGCTCCGGGTGCACCACCCGTCGCTGACGATGATAGTAAGCCGGTAACGGTCGAGACGGTCCAGGCCGAGGCCGGAATTGATCCGAACGCACCGGCTAAGGATCCTGCCGCCGAAGCAGCCGCCGCTGCGCCCGCGGGCGATGGCACCGCCGCGCCCGACGAGGAAACCGACAAAGCGGCGTTTCTCGCCAAGCACAAGGACAAGACGCCCGAGGAGCTGCTCGAGCTGGCCTTTGGGCAGCAGAAGCGGGCCCAGCGTACAGCGTTCGATGCTCGCCAGCGTGAAGCGGCCGCAAAGACTGCGGCCGAACGTGCGACGCAAGTCCTCGAGCAGACCCGAAGGTCGATCGCGGAGCGGCGCGCCGCGTTCAACGACAAGCTGGCAAACGATCCCGACGCGGCGACCCGCGACGTGTTCGAACGCCAGCTGACCCAGGAGGAGCAAGAGGCCGAAACCCTTGCCCATAACACCCGCATTCAGCAGGTCGATGCTTTCGCCGCCAGCCGGATTCCCGACTATGAAACGGCCAAGGACGCGATCTTCGACTACGCGGTGAACGAATTCGAGCTGTCGCCCGAGGAGCTCAACAGCATCACCGATGGCAAGCATCTGGTCATTCTGAACTTGGCGCGATTCGCCGGCGAAGCGATCAAGAACGGCACCATGGACATGAGCGGCCGCATCCTGGTTACCGCGCCATCGCCGGTCGCTGACGTCGTGACGGACCCGCGCCTGAAAGGCACCGGCGCAGAACCGATCACGACGCTGGGCTCGGCGGCCGCGCGTTCCGCGAACGCCGGTCTCACGCCGGAGCAGGAATTGGAAGCGCTCGCCAACCTTTCGGAGGCGGAACTTGCCAAGGTGCCTGAGCACGAATTCAAGCGAATTATGAAGGCCGCCGGTCAGGCCTGATTTCAACGAATTCGCTGGGATGGTCAGAGGACGAACCCGGCGGATAGGGGGGTGTAAATGACGAAGCC